CAGACGAAGGTCCTCTGTCCAATGCAGATACCTATATGCCCGACTTCATGAAGCTGCTGGCAACCGGCATTAAGAAAAATGTCAAGTCGGTGGTGAAAGCCGTGCAGGGACTTGCCGGGTCTATGAGCAGCAACCTCACGACCCCGGTAGATTCTCTGGGCGACTGGATGGATTCCGTGGTCGGCAGTTTTGCCACCACGATCAAGAAAAGTCAGAGCGGTATCGGTAGTGCTACAAGGGATGTGGGCAGCGGTATCCAGTCCCAGTTGATGTCCGGGCTTTCCGGTCTGAAAACACAGTTCCAGCAGCTCTGGACTGACCTGCAGGGTATCACCAAAACCGCAGTCGGTGGCATGAGCGATGAAGTGAAGCAGGGTTTTGCGGATATGAAGGATTCCATTGGTGAGCTGAGCTCTCAGACCAGTTCCCTTGGGAATGCGATCCGTAGCCTTGGCGATACCTTCAACTCGGATTTCCTAAAGAGCCTGGGCAACGGCATCAGCAAAGTCGGTGACACGGTCAATACGGTCACGGGGCTTGTGGACAAGCTCGGTTCCATGAAGAACACCATTGGAAACCTTGGAAGTACGATGCAGAACCTCGGCAATGTTCTCGGCACAGAGAACGGCGGCGGTCTGCTGTCCAACATCGGCAGTTTCCTGTCGAAAATCGGCAGTGCAGATGGCGGTCAGATTGTGTCGAACTTTGGCAACCTGATCTCTGGGTTGACTTCCAAGATGGGCGGTCTCGGAGAAGGCATCACTGGCATTATCTCGAAGCTGGGAAGCCTTAGCTCCAGCGGCAGTGGAATCCTGTCGAATCTGGGCGGACTGCTTTCCGGTGTGGTATCGAAGATCGGTGGTTTAGGCGGCAGTCTTTCCGGGCTTCTGTCTGGTGTGGGTTCCACATTGGGCGGAATTGCTGGTTCTGCCGGCTCCGCAATCGCAGGACTGTTCGGTTCGGTTGGCACGACTGTATCCAGTCTGGCTGCTGGTGCGGGATCGGCTTTGGCTGGTATCGCTTCCTCGGCTGGAGGCGTGCTTGCTTCGGCAGGCACAGCACTGGCCGGTCTGGCCGGTCCTGCGGGTATCGCAGTGGCAGCAGTCGGCGGCATCGGTCTGGGACTGACCGCTCTCTGGAAAAACTGCGATGGCTTCCGGGAGGGTGTGACGAATATTTGGAACAAGGTCACTTCTGTATTCACGAACGGTGTCAATGCCATCAAGAACGGAATCTCCAATGCGGCATCTGCCATCGGCAATGTGGCATCGTCCATCTGGGGCAGTATCAAGAATGTGGCTTCCTCGGCGGTCAGCTGGGGCAAAGACATCGTTGGCGGTATCGCCGGAGGTATCAAAAAGGGCGTCAGCTGGGTCGGCAATGCGGTCAAGAGTGTGGCAAGCGGTATCCGCTCGTTCCTGCACTTCTCGGTACCGGATGAAGGACCTCTGGCAGATGCGGACACCTATATGCCGGACTTCATGAAGCTGCTTTCCGGCGGCATCAAGAAAGGAGAAGGCAGTCTGATCAGCCAGATCAAGTCGATGGCAGCAAAGGTACAGCAGGGAATTGAGGGCATCAGTTCCTTCAGCCTGCCGGAACTGACCTTGCCGCACTTCGATGGCTCTGGCTGGAACTTCCCGCGGGCAGCTCTGGCCGGAGGCGGTACCACCCGGACGACCAACCTTGGCGGTGTGTATATCACGGTCAATGGCTACAATGCCCGGAACGATGATGAACTCGCCCAGACCGTTGCTGATAAGATCAACGGCATGATCCACGAAGATGATTCAGCCTTCAAGTAAAGGAGGTAGATGCGTATGGGCTATAACACCCCAAAGCAGACGGTATCACAGTTTCAGTTAAAAGGCAGATATGCCAGACAGTATCTGTCCTTTGCCGGGAAGTCCAGCAAAGACTTCCTATTATATTTGTCTGGCCCCGGTGTGTATGATTCCCCGGCTGCGGATGTGGAGAGCACCTCCGTACCCGGCAGGAACGGGGACATCATTACCGAGAATGCAAGGACAGGCAGGCGTAGGTATCAGAACGTGGATATCAAGTATAAGGCATTTTTCTTCAATGGTCTGCCAGCCAAGACAGCGGCGGTCAAGGCGTGGCTGTTATCTCCGATCGGGTATCAGAAATTGCAGGATACCTACGATCCGGATTTTTTCCGGATGGCGGTCTGCAAGGATGCCCTGGAATTTGATGTGACAGCCCAGAAAGCCGCTGAGATGGAACTTACCTTCAATTGTAAGCCCCAGCGGTGGAGCGTGGACGGGCAGAAGGCGATTCGGCTGGACGGCAGATCAACCTTGAAGAACCCATTTGCTTTTCCAGCACAGCCCATCTTCAAGGTTTACGGAGATTCGGGTGGTGAGCTGTATGTGGGTGAGGAGAAGATCACCATCCACAGCATCAAGGATTACGTGCTGCTCAATTGTGAGACACACAATGCTTATAATGCCTCCGGGTTTTGTAATGAAACCATCCTTTCGGATGACTTCCCGGAACTGCCGGAGGGAAAGACACAGATCACATGGACAGGCGGTATCACAGCGGTGGAGGTGACTCCTCGCTGGTGGACGCTTTAAGAGGGAGGTGCAGCCAGTGATCCCATGTTTATATGATTCCAGAGAAATGAGATTTGACCATAACGGCATTGGAAAGCTGGCAGATGCACAGTCCTGTAC